ACTTCACGTATGTGCAGCCGTACCAGCACCACACGCGTACGCCCACGGCCCCGGGTATCTGCGTGTACTCGTTTGCGCTCAAGCCGGAGGAACACCAGCCGTCCGGCACGTGCAACTTCTCGCGCATCGACAAGGCCACGCTGCAGCTCACGGTGTCCGTGAACACGGTGCGCTCTGGCCGCACGGCGCAGGTGCGCGTCTACGCCGTCAACTACAACGTGCTCCGCGTGATGAGCGGCATGGGTGGCCTGGCGTACAGCAACTAGAGACCTCCGCGAGGTCGAAAACCACGAAGAAGAACTAAACACAAAACCAAATGAAGGTGTGGTTTACATCTTGATTGGTAGTTGTAGTATGTCATTCGAAGGGGTTACGTATCGCACGGCCGATAACTGGTTTGGATATATCCCCATGCCGTCATCCCCAATTCGCTACATGGAAATCGGAACGTTTTACGGTGCAAACCTTTTCTCGGTAGGGAGATCTTATGCATCTCACCCAGGAAGCAGAATGTACTGTATTGATCCGTGGATCGATTATGCCGATTACCCAGAGTATAAGGAACGACAGGAGTCTATATATGACACGTTCAATCGGAACCTCGAGTCGAGCGGACAGAAGGATAAAATTACAGTTGTTCGCGGATTCTCTCATACCGAAATCCCCAAGTTTGAGGATGCCTTTTTCGACATGATTTACATTGACGGCAACCATGAACCAGAGTATGTTCTTGAAGACGCTGTACTTTCATTTCGTAAGCTCAAGGTTGGTGGCCATCTCATCTTCGATGATTACGGTTGGGGTGGTCCCGACTTGACTACTCGTGGAATCGATGCATTTCGTTCCGCGTATCATAAGCGCATCTCCCCTCTGCAACCACTGGCGAATACACAAGTGTTTATCACGAAGACGCGTTAGAGTTTATATATATACATACTCAGTTGATATGCAATGAACATCGATGTACCCTTGTCTACCGAGATCACGTCACTATGTCGGCTTATGCAGACTCATGGTAGTGACAAGGGCGGAGCAGAGGGTGTAAATCACTATGGCAACAAGTTGCCGCGACATGTATATACAACGTATTATTACCCATTGTTTCGCCCGGTACAGTCTTCTAAACTACGAGTTTTTGAATTAGGGATAGGTTCGACAAACAGCTTCCCCTATAACATGGGTCGGCATGGAATTCCAGGTGCTTCATTACGAGCATGGAAAGAGTTCTTTGTGAATTCTGACATATTTGGCGCCGATATCGACCAGTCGATACTGTTCGAAGAAAACAGAATCAAAACGTTCTATGTAGACCAAGGCAGTTCAGAGTCTATTCATTCGATGTGGTCGCATCCAGATCTCGAAGAGTCGTTCGATATCATAATTGACGATGGATGTCATGAATTCGATTTCAATGTTCGTTTTTTCGAGAACTCGTTTCATAAACTGAAGAACGGTGGTGTTTTCATTATAGAGGATATATGCTCCATTGAGTCACGATGGTTGGAAAAGATCGAACAATGGCGGAAGCAATACGAGATAAATGAAGCTCGTTACTTCTCAATCAACAACCCCAACTATGGCCTTGACGTGGTGCTTGTGATTCAAAAATAACTCAGTAACTTTGACCTGATGTCGCGCAAGTGATTACGCTCACTTACTGATCTGAAAGTGTTAACGTGATTCATATCGACGAGTGTGGGGTGCACATACCAATCTTCAAACGCGCCGCCGCCGCCATCTACATCCTTGAATACACACACGTATCCTCGCTTAGCAAAGATCTCGCGCGAGATCTTACGAGTGTCGAAGTAGTTCCCACGGTACACGTCATGTTCGAACGTGACCGTTGCGAATGTGTATGTATCAAACACTGTCTGGTCCAAGCGAATCAATGTGTCAATTGTCGACCTGTTATCAACGTCAAGATCAATTTGGAGGTAATCGATTGAATTCGGCATTCCTGCCTTCTGGAGTTCAGTTAAGTAATCTATCTTAGTTGCATCCTGCATTACATAATGAGAATTTGGTCTCTTCGTAATATAGGACGGAAGATAAGACTGGTCATACTCGACCATTACTCCCCGCCATCCAAACTCTGACTCAAGTAAGAATGTATTGTTAATTATTACCGGGTCATTAGACCCTATCTCTAGAAATGTACCACCCTGCTTGTTCTTCAATGTAGCAACGACGAATAAATCCTGCGCACACTGACTGTTGAACGATGGCATATGTTTTATATACAAATCGATATCTAAATCATTCAGCGTCGAATCAGGTACTCTCTAATCCTTGAAAGGTCATGTTCATGCCAAACACCTAGTAAATCGATTTCCCGCGTCTTTCCCGGTCCACTGTATCTCTGTACGAACCGATGGGGGATCGAGTTCTCAACAATACGGTCATGAAGGAAATACTCACAGGGTCCCACCCAGTTCGACCAATTTACGAAGATCGGCTTTTCGAGGAGGCGAGGCTTGAATGCGAAGAAATCAAAGCAGTAGAACCGACTATCATTGGGGGCCGCGCTGTTTACCAAGAATACGTTTGATGTGGAAACCTCTTCCTCGAGGAGCTTCATCAACGGCTCTTCATTTACGATGAAGACATCGGGGTGAAGGTGAAGTACATAGTCGTAGACTGACAGGTCACGATTAGCGAAGAGAAACTCCATGGCTTCGATTGGCCCAAGATAATACCCTGCGTTCTTATCCGTATTGTGGATCTTCATCGGCAGCGGGATGTTTCGGCACACGTCCTCGATCTTATTCTGGATATAGTTGTTATAGACAAACAGTTCAGCGTTGGCTCGTAACTTTGGACATCTAGCGAGAAAACGAGCCTGTAAGGCGTACTCTTCATGCTGTCGATATCCCGTCATGAACAGAAGAATCTTCATTTGTTAGTATGCGGTTCCATTGTTTATATGCTGCCTCACGCGTTAAATGTATTTGGCTGAACTGATACGCCCGGTCTGCTATCTTTAAAGCGTCGACGTAATGATCTCTGCACCATTTAGCTTTTTCGACTAAATCGGATAAATCGCGTTTTACTGGGATATAGTGCTCCCACTCCTTCAGGTGTTCGAAAAAGAACTCCTTAAAGGGTCGGTCTACGATGATCACGGGTCGACGAGACCAGAGTAAATACTTCAACCTCGCGGAAAACCCACCACCTTCTACGTCGATAAGAATACTGTATCGTTTAACTAGCTGGGGAAGGGATAGGTACGTCGTTGAATTCAGTCTCACCTTGTTCTGTTGACGGATCCAGCTCATACTGGTCACGTCTAAGACGTCTGTATTGCGTCGTGCTATTTCCAGCATCTTCGAGCGAATGGGTAGACCCGTTTCGCCGATCCATCCGACCTTATTGATTTCATACGGTTCTTTCCCGGCTTCGCTTATCTGCAGTGTGGTTACGCTATAGTCATCGACCCCAATATGAGGCCATGCATGAAAATTCCACTCCGGTACTAATCCATTGTATTGGTTGACCTTGCTATATGTGTATTCGTTTGCACGTCCCACGTCGTCCGTGTTTATGGTGATTTCGTCAAAGTCTTTCCAATTGTAAACAGCATTCGCCTGTTCTATACACCACATGGTCGACGCGTTGCGGGTTTCATAACATCCCAGATCCTTGAAGATCAACTTACCATTGGCCTTCTTCACTGTAAAGGACATTTAATGAATGACTTAGACGAGAATATGACAAACACAACATGAAGATCGCTTTCTGGGAAAACCAGTTAACACTTCGTGGAACAACAGTCGCCTGTTACGATTATGCGTTGGGTAATAAGAACATCCTTGGCAATGAGAGTATTGTGATATATGATACAACCCAACCATTCAATGACGCAACGGTTTTAGCTAAGTTTCAAGCAGAGTTTAAGGTGTTTGGCGTGACGCGCTTCTCACAGGTAGATGATATATTGCGAACTGAAAAGTGTGATCTGATATATGTAATCGAGGGGGGCAACTGCTACGAACATGTTAGCAAGGTCTGTAAAACGGTGAACCACTGTGTATTTAGCTGTGAATACCCACATGGTGATGTATATGCGTCTATTGCACCTTGGGTAAAGGGCAATGGTGGTAAATACCCATTTGTTCCGCATATTATGAGTCTACCGGACATCAGTGATAGCCTCCGCACTGAACTTGGTATACCAGACTCCGCCACCGTGTTTGGGCGGCATGGGGGATACGATGAGTTCAATATTGGATACGTCAAGCGAATTGTATATGAGATTGCATCTGCGCATCCTAATATCTACTTCCTCTTCATGAACACTCGGCCGTTCGGTCCAAATCTCCCGAACGTCATTCACTTGCCTCCGATCGTCGATCTTGCCCGTAAGGTCAAGTTCATCAATACATGCGATGCGATGATTCACGCTCGGGAAATGGGTGAGGTATTTAGTTGCTCAATGGGGGAGTTCGCTATTCGAAACAAGCCGATCTTTTGCACGGAATCCGGAGAACTCGGTCATCGTCACTTGATGGGAAATCGAGCGTTCTGGTACACAGAATCAACCCTGGGAAACATGCTTACGCGTTTTGATAAGACAGTTGAGAATCAGAAAGATTGGAACACGTACAAGGACTATACGCCTGAGAAGGTAATGGCCATCTTTAAGAAAGTCTTTATCGACCCGCGTCCGCTCCGTGTATTTGTCAATGGGTTCTGGGATGGATTTGTCGAGAGAACAAACGGTGTACATTTTGGATTCTTCGAACATGTCCTGTCTACTGCGCTGAAGCGAGAGGTTTTGATCACGTCTTCGATTAGCGACGCCGACATCCTACTCGAGAGTCATTTTGCCCCCTCTATTTTCAGGGCCAAACGATGGGTCTATAGCATATTCTTCTCAGGCGAGGCGTCCCTTCCTCTCCCGGAACATTCTGCACAGTATTCAGCTATTCTGGGGGTGCACTCTGTGAGTTGTCCTCTCTATCTATTGTACGATCACTGCAAACCCCATGCATATCAAACCAATATCACGACGATTCCCCCAAAGAAGATATGCGCAGTGATCTCGTCGGCCGGTATAGGCAAACGGTTTCGTAACGACTTTATCGACGAATTGATGAAACGTGGAATTCACATTGATATGGGTGGTTCCTATAAGAATAACATTGGACATACAATACCTGGGTCATACGACGAGGAGCCTAATCTACAGTTCCAGAGTCAATACCGAGTAGTTCTCGCACTTGAAAACACAGAGGGAGATCACTACATCACTGAGAAGGTGATCAACCCACTTCGTGCAGGAACCATCCCAGTGTATTATGGATCAAAGCGAGTAACGGACTATATCAATCCGGATCGGTTTGTTCGAATTGATCCGACCAACGTCGATGCCGCGATCTCAGACATTCAACGGTTATGCGAAGACGATGCCTACTGGCTCCAGATGGTGAACCAACCGTGTTTTGTTAAGGATACGACCGACTGGATTGGGAAGGTCGTCGACGATCTTCGGATCGAGCTGACAACCACAAACTATTCGGTTGAGCTTATCGGAGATCTCACTCGCGAACCCGAGCGAACGGATGCGCTTCGGCCGATCATAGATTTTTACAATGTATCTCCCAAGATTACATGCTACGGGGAGGAAGCTAGGAATCACAGGTTATTTGGAGTTTTTGACTCAAGCAAGAAGATCAATGCAGTTAGCCTTGCGATCAATCACATTGCTTTACTAGAAAAGTATGCAGTGATGAATCAATATGTGGTTGTCTTTGAAAGCGACGCGATACCCGTCTATCCAATGGACGTCATAGATAGCGAAATCAGGAAGGACATCGATACAATGCGTGAAATGAAAGTTGATTTTGTGTTCATTGGATTTGGATGTTTCAGTGCTATAAACGATGATCAGAAGACACTGAACAAGAAGATTAGCCCAACGTTGTGGCTCCCACCAATCGCAGAATTTCCAAACGGATGTTCGAGATGTACGGAGGCATATATAGCGTCGCCCAATGGTATTCGTTCGTTCCTCGAGTGGTTCCGCCCCCGGGTCCATCATGATGTGATAGACTGTTCGTTCAATTATTACTTTAAGCAGAATACGTCAGCTATTGGATGCTGGAGGAGCCCAGAGCTGTTTCGACAGGGATCGATAACGGGGCTATATCCAAGTCTTGTCCCGCAGTGAACTTTTCCACCCATTCGAAGCAATATCGACCTGCAAAATGAATAAAGTGATTTCGACTGAAAAACTCGTCGATGGTTAGAGCTGGGTCATCACTTTTGGCTATTGCTACAATTGCGTTGAACTCGTTGGGGAGAACGGATATCATCTTTCGCCGCTGTAGTTCGTAGTTTGTAGTTGTCTGTTCAAAGTGAAACCCACGTGAGTGACCGATATTGTTGTGTACGTGCTTCTCGAAAATCAATTCGCATAGCCTCCTGTGTTTTTCCGGTTGAAATACCATTAGCCCACCATTGAACACGCTATCGGTGAGAAGGTAATAGTCGCATAGCCTGAAGTAACCAGTGGCAGTTTGTTCCCAACCGTTCTTAATCTGAACTGCCCGGCGTCTCTCGGGCGTTGGTTGCGAGTATTCGTCAACCATCCCGATACCATTTCCTAGAAGATGAAATGGTATTCCGGGTGCGCGTCCGTTTATCAGTATATCTGCGTCGATGTAAACGATGTAGTCATACTGATTCGCCCACGGCTGCGAACAGAGCATGTATTTGTGAAAGCACAGTGTATCTGGATGGTTTACAGCAGAAAGGTACGTGGTTATAACCTTGAAGTCGTAACCGTGTTTGGCTGCATAGGCCTTGTGACTAGGCATAAACAATTTGGTATACTCTTCTAGGTACTTACTTCCTATCGCAATACTACATAGAGCAACACGCATTTACGTATGTTTCACGTGTACTCGTAAATGAGTATTTCCGTATGCATTCCAACCATGCGTCGCTTCTCGTTCTTGAAGGACTCGATCCCTAAATACCTCTCAAATCCATATGTCAATGAACTCATCGTAACCGATGAAACGGGTGAAGACTACGATGCGATCACTGCAGCCTTCTCGGATCCAAAGCTGCGCGTATACAAGAACGAACGTCGTCTTGGATCTGTTGAGAATAAGCAGCGTGCGGCTTCTTATGCAACCTGTGACTTTGTTGCTATCATTGACAGTGATAACTTCGCAGACGTGCAGTACTTTGCTGCGTTTAAACAGTACATCGCAACAAACGCGGTTCCTCGTAACTCCCTGTTCCTACCATGCGCGGCAAACCCGACGTTCCATTATCATTCTTACGTGGGTAAGCTTCTCACACGGGATACAATTCGACACTATTGGCCAGACATCGAGACGTGTTTAAACACGATGAACCTCATTGTTCCACGGACTTTCTTGGCTACGTTCGATATCATGTCAGACAAGCCGATGTGCGATCGAGCAAGTGGCGCATGGGACGCGTTGTATTTTTCACTTTACGCGCTCTTCAACATGAAGGCTACGTTGATTGTTGTCCCTGGAATGGAGTATGAACATCGTATCCACGATGGCTCATGGTTCAAAGAGACGTATCCTAGTAGCAATGCCGTTAGGGAACTTCTTCTTCGGCGTTATTTAGCCGTTGGTTTACATCGGTTCATGAATTAAATGGACCTTTTGACGTGGCAGAATTGTTACAAGGATTCAAATCAGTTTATCATTCAGGCTTCTTCGACGAATGAAGACGACGCATGGATGCCGTTTCCGATCGGGATGGGGTATCATTATGTTGCGCAGATGTCGAAGGGACAGCGGTTGCAACATGGTCAACACGACCAACTGCTGTTGTGTTCGATCACTCCGACAACCGATTACAAACGCCGTGCACATGGAAAAAATAGAAGGACGATTCTGAACACTCTGTATCTGAACGGGATCAGAAACACTTTTCTGCAACCGGATATATACTTTGAGACACTGCCCTCTTACAAGTTTGTCCTATCTCCCGAGGGGAATGGTATTGATTGCCACCGACATTATGAAGCATTGATGGCCGGTTGTATACCGATCATGGAACGTAACCCACTCGTAGAAGAAAAATACCGCGGGTGTCCGATCCTTTGGACAACCGACTACTCGGAGATTACACACGATTATCTCAACAACAAGTACGAAGAGATGAAGGGCCGTGTATACGACTTTTCACGACTCTTTATCGGGTTCTATCCCCCTGGTGTTCAGCGTGAGATCAAACAGTGTGGGAACTACTGGATGAGCAAACTCACTGGACGACCAATTTACACTTAGAAAATAGACGGGAGTTTTATGTTCGTAAATACCCCAGGTCTTTTTGGCGTTGGTTGTATTCTAAACAGAGTGACAGCATCGTCGTGCCCTGGTGCGTTGAAGTTGGCAGATTGAAAGAAGGAAGGAATGCAGTTCGCGAGGATGCGAAAATTAGGCTGTATCCTTGATATTGCGATATCCGTGTGACCAACGGCTTTCTTCATGGCTTCGATAACTGCTAGTTTGTACATTGGTGATATATACATGATCGCGTGGGTACCCAACATGTTGAGTACTCGAACCTGTGTGTTCGAATATGGAACCGTTACAGACTCTCCTAGATTTACATCGAGTGTCGGGTGACTCGCACACTTGCTCAATCCAAAATAGATTGCGTCTGCGCCATGAACGTAGTCGAAGTCGGAAATTCCGGTAAACTCTACATCATCCTCGAGCAGGATGAAAGGTACATTCAAGTATTTCGTAAGTATATCAATGTTCGCATTCGCCAGACACCTTGGATATCCATCGGTTCCAGACTTGTAATGCTCTATGTCCCTGAATCCAAGGTCATTGAGCATTGTGTCCATATGGACTTTCCGTGCATGGTACTTTTCGTTGTGATCAGGGCAGATGTAGACTACCTTGAAGTCCTGAATTCGCATTACTTACATAGCCATATTTTTGAGCAGGATGTCTCCCCCGAAATCGTGAACGACACTCCATTTGGGGCCGAACAACGTGATAAGCTGATCACGGCTCAGCTGTCCTTCATATAGGTTTGTACCGTATTCTGTATATACATATCGCGTACGGGTTAGTGTATCTTTTGCACCCGAGAATACGAGGTCTTCTGCCCCCTGTACATCCGCCCATATGAAGTCTATTACAGCCCCATGCAGACTTTCGATGTCATCGAGTCGTCTGCATTGAACTAAAGTAAAGGTTGGAAAGGTTATCCACTTATGTTCCTCGAGGTGACCAGTCGGAACCTTTAACGACGAAGACGACGTCCAATCATTCTCACGGTGCTGTTGGTCAGTAACACGATCACCCGCGGAACCAGATGACATGAAGAATTGCCGCGACTCGGTTTTGTTCGAAAGTGCGATCGGATGGAACTCGCAGATTCGGTCGATCCCAGTGTCGCATATGATTTTTATGTTGCGTGGATCGGGTTCGAATCCGATGATTCTCGCCAACGGATGCATCTTGCGGAATCTTCGTGTGTCTTCTCCAAAGTGACATCCAATCTCAATGAAGATCTTAATGTTCAGGTCATAAATGAACTTATATATATCCATGTGTTAACTATAGGTATTATTGTCTAAATCTTGACGAAGTAGTCTTACCGCCGCTTAAATCCCGACGATGTCATTAACAGTCCCGGTTGTGCGTTACTGCGAAACGCTTCATGTCCTCCAATTTTCCCCTTGTCTAGGAACATCAAACACGTCTTCTCGTATATCGGTCCCTCTTGGGCTGCAAATGGATACTTGAGTATCGTAGGCGGATTCTTCCAGAAATACCAATTCAGATGGGACTCGTCGTGCCATTCGGCCATGACGTTGTTCTCTATATCCGTCTGTATCCTCTGCTTTAGTTGAACAGTAAGCTCCATGAACTTAGAATTGGGTCCACCGAAGAACCCTCCACAATAGTAGAAGTCGTTCTCCCCCTCTGGGATATACGCAGTGCTCATTGGATCTGTACACACTGTTCCCTTTCCGGGCAACAATACACCCTCTTTGGTGACGCCAATGTGTCCGGGATGCATCGTACCCAGCAGTTTGTCAGAGAGAAGACTGCGGTGCAGAGTACCTACAAACACAGAGTCTACGTCGCAGTAAAAGCTGTAGTCAAGTGGTATGTCGCACATCGAAAAGTAGTGAAACCGCTTCAAGGTCACGTACGGCCACGGCTCATGGGAAATTCGAATTATATGAAAAGTGATCTCCCTGTAATTTCTGGGTAGAATCGGCGGGGATGGGTCGTCGGTATATATGATAACATGTCGTCCCATCGTTGGGAAGAAGTTTTTGTATACTGAATCGATCATTCTCGGAAGAAACCGAGTATATTGATTTGTTGCGATCAAGTGAAGGCCTACTGTTGGAAGTACAGTATCAGGTACGATCGGACGCAGTCTACTACTCAACATTATACAAGATCGACCCAAGAATCCACAATCTTTACCGGATACGCCGAGTACAGATCCGCTAACGGATTCCGAAGCACAACCGGTGTAGCCCCGCAGAAGATGGCCTCCCATACCCGATGCGTATCCATACCCGTGCCTTCGGGGCAAAGTACATACTTCGACCTGCACAGGTCTTCATAATACTGTTCGCGTGTTCGGTCACCTTTGATCACCACTCGAGGATCATCTTTGAAGGCGTTATAACAGTCAAGACGCTTCTGAACGTTTGTGTCGACGCTGAAGTTCAGATAGACCTCGATATCACGTGGAAGGTTGGGTTGCTTGAAGTTAGCTACAAACTCCAGTGCCGCATCCGGAAATCCTAGGGGAATCGTGGTTAGTTTAGGGTGCTTGACGGTGGTATTGATCGCATAGATGTGAAGTGTATAGGGTAGCAGTAAATCCAGCTTCGCCTGATCAAATGGTTGGTCAGAGTTATGGATGACAAAGATATGCTTACGACGGGAGTATCGTAGACATTGAAACTCGAACCGGTAGACACGCGAACCTCGAATGAACACCCGATCTCCAGACTTTGCTAACAACTTTGAATACATTGGTCTATCCGGATAGGTCCAATCGTCTACCCATTTGCAGCCACCCGCGAAGTATTTCCCCGACAACATTACTGTTCCTCAAGATAAGATGAACGTCTTCTCGTTCTGCTTATACGGAGGATATAACGACCGCTATTACCCAGGTATGATTGAGAATATTCAGCTGGTTCACAAGCACTTTCCCGGCTGGTTTGTGTTTGTCTACACGGGACCCGACGTTACACCCGAGATGATGGCGAAGCTTCGCGACGCACCGTATGTCGTCGTGAAACCCACCGGAAAAACCGGAATCGAGAACATGATTGAGCGGTTCACTGCGATTGATGAACCGGATGTGGACGTGATGTTCGTCCGCGATGCCGACTCGCGCATCCACTGGCGCGACCGGTGGGCCATCGTGGATTTCATGAACTCGCCGCAGTTCATGGCGCATAC